AGAAAAAGAAAAACATGTACTTTACGCAGGTACACGAAGACGCGATAATTAAGTATTGCTCAACCGATGACATGAGAGTCAAGGAAGAGGTGTACAATGCACTTATCCGCCCTGCCTTCTCTCAGATGGTTGACAAGATTGTATTTACTTATCGCTTCACAACATTACCAGACATTGACGATTTAAGAGAAGAGTGCAAAGGTTGGCTTGTTACAATCTTAGCAAAGTTTGATCCAAACAAGGGTCACAAAGCTTTCTCTTATTTCTCGGTTGTTACGAAGAACTGGTTTATTCACAAAGTCAAAAAGAACAAGAAGCGCCTTGAGAGAGAAGTATCGTTTGAAGCTGTTGATTATGACCTTGAGAGAGATCTTGTTGACAAAGGAGAGTCCTTCCAAGACTTCACTGTCCGCAAGGAAATGATGGAAAACCTCAAAGAAGAAATGTCATCATGGCAACCAGACTTTACAAAGGAAGCCGAGAAAAAAGTTTATGACGCCGTAATGATGTTGTTTGATTCAGCAGACGAGATTGAGATTTTTAGCAAGAAAGCTATCTATCTATATCTCCGAGAATTGACAGGAATGAATACAAAACAAATTGTGTCCCAACTTAACAAAATGAGAACTCGTTACAGAACTTTTAGAAAAGAATGGGACAATGGCGAAATTTAATTGAGAACTAATTATAAGCATGAGCAGCAAAAAATTCATAGACGAAGCAATTGAAAACATCAGGGAAGACCGAGAAACAACTCGCGAACTCCTTGATGATGCCATGCGTTATTTAGCCCAAGACATGTCTCGTCACAGAGACATAGGGCAAACACTTGCAAAGTATGTAGAGACGCTTCAGCGCTCAAATGAGCAGCTTGTAAAGCTTTGTGGGCTAATGTCAAAGAACGAAAAAACTGATGAGTTAACCGACAAGGACTTTGCTCAAATATTTGATCAGATCCAAGAGTCGGAGGATGATAGTGCCAAATAGATATGTACCAAGGTCCATACAAAACATCTTTGATCGCGTTGAGGCTTACAACGAAAGCATAACAAAAGAGCTTTTCTCGGAAGAGCTTCCAAAGACGTTTGAAGTTGTGATATATGATACAAAGGCTCCCGAGACAAAGTCAAAAGGCGGAGAGGCTCCTGCTGATAACAGCACAAGTGTGTCAAATTATTATTTTTATAAAGCCAGATCTCTCAAAGGACACCATGATATGTTGCTTAGACCAGAGACTGCGTCATCAATTGATGAGTACGAAAGACTCAGGAACCAGCACTTTCAAGCTATAATAAAGAAAAAATCAGACATAGAACTACCTCAAACTGGCGATGTGTGGTTAGCTACATCTGCTGGTGGTAACCTTGTAACGCTTGTTAGTTTGCAAAGAAAAGGCAATCCGCAAGATTTTTACATAATAGGAAAGTCAAAAGCTGGAAGTAAAGCGCATAAATCTGGTGAAAACCCAACGGGAACGGTTGCTGACTATTCCACTGCAGATATTCAAAACGCAGCCTCTAGGCTTAGAGCATCCGGTACTGCTGTACCAGGGCCGTCAATACCAAAAGTATTAACAGGAGATGAGCAACTAGCAAAAGATGCTGGAATACCATTGGCAGTCTTGAGAGCATTTAGGGCTGTGGAAGCAGGTAATCTTCCCGCTAGTTCTGTACGGTTTGAGCCGCATTTATGGAAAAGGCACAAAGGATCTAACCCTCCAAAAGGATATACTCCAAAATCAGATAGCGAAAAATGGTCAATTAAGAACTCTGAGACGAATAAAGCGGCATTTTTAGCTGCCTATGCGGTTGATAAAGATGTTGCGGTGAAAAGTACATCTTTTGGATATTATCAAGTTCTTGGAGACAAAGCCATAGCAGTCTATGGCAGTGCTGAGGAATTTTGGACAAGCTTTGATGGCAATGCGGAAGAGGCATCAGGAAAGCTATTGATTAAGTGGTTCAACGATAATCCTTCAGCGCAGTCTGCTGCAAATTCTTTAGATTTTACGACCTTAGCTGAGAAATACAATGGCTCAAAGCAATCCAGCCACTATTATGATATAAGATTAGCAGAGGCCTACAAGAAAGCACTGGAGCTAGAATGAGCGAAATAGACTACAATAATCCGGCATACAACGCAGTAATTCATGAAAATCGCTTCTACATAGAAGCAGGAATTGAAGAAGAATTGGAAGATAATCTTAACCCTAGGGTGGGGATATTTCTGACAAAAAACAATGAATCAATGCCGGTGTTCGCACCCGTTGGGTCGTGCGAGAGGGTTTTTTCTAGAAAAGAAGAGTCTGGTCTTAACTCTGGAGCTAGAATTGTTTTAACAAGAGATAACTACGGACACCGAGCGACTGGTCTTGGTGGTATTGGAGCTTCCAAGTGTGAAGCAATTGATATCGTAGCAGGCTCTCTGTCGTCTTCTAAGGCCATTAGAACAGGCAAGACCCAGTCTAGGGCTAACTTTGCTGAAGATGGCGCTAGAATCTATTTGACGGAACGTGGGGATATAAACGCTTACTTCGCAACAGCCAAGTCTGAAACCGCTGGTGTATCTGCCTCGTCTAAGTTAAAGTCAGGCATTGGAATAAAAGCGGATCACACTCTACTGATTGGACGAGAAAGAGTTCGTATCTTAGCTGGTACTTCAAAATATGACGGCGGAGAAAGACTAGTGACTGGAAATCAGCCAACTAAGTCAGTAATTGAGATTGGATCAACAACGTCGGAAAAGCACCACAAGGCAGTACTCGGAGACAACTTGGTTAAGCATCTTAGAAAAATCAACAAATCACTATCTAAATTAAATGAAAAAATACTCTCTTTGGAAATAGACCTAGTTAACCACAAGTTTGCCATGGCGGTTCATCAGCATCAAGGTTTTGGACTTGGAGCAGTAGTAACATTCCCAGACCCAATCAGTGCTATACCGGGCTTTTTAGACTCTGTGCCAAAAGTTATGAATAATATATCGGAGGCCATAACAGATGAGTATAACCAAGTTATCAATGAAAGCATTGCTTTTGGATTACCAGACATAGCAGTTGAAGGCTCAAAAAAAGATAAGATTTTAAGCTCAACAGTTTACATAGGAGAGTGATATGGCAGAGACCAACTTTGATAAATATCAAAAACAAGTATGCGAACCGGAAAAGGAACCGGCTCCACTAAAAAAGCTATGTGCTCCATGCACTCCTAACCCTAGCTACATTGAGCCTGACTGGGAATTTGTTGAGATTGGGGAGCCTTACTTAAATGAAAAACAGTGTGAGTATCAAGTCACCGTGACCGTTAACAAGGATGGTGAATCTTTTAGTGCCCTGAACTTTAGAAACCTATCAAAGAGACAAAGGACGTATGGTAGTAGAAACGAATTACTTCAAAGCTTTGTGCATCCTGCTATTGTCTTGATCCTGGAAGAGACAGGTAAACTTGTAGCAGATCAAATAATCTGTGCGAGTTTTGAAGCATATGAACAGGGAAAAGGGTTAAAAGATTTCTTATCGGAGTTTAAGTCTTTTGGAGATGCTTTTTCAAAGTTATCTGAGCAAAAGATTGACAAAAATAGACACCGATGCAAAGACCTTGGAGGATTATCCTCAAAGGGAAAAGAGATTGACGTAACAGAACCGTTTGACTTTAATCAAATGATTATTAGCCTAGGATCTGACTCCGAGATAAAGAATCCTTTCGCTCTAGAGCTTTACGCTAGGGTGAACGACTGGTATATAGACCCAGTAGAGAATATACTTAAGGTTCATGTCGGAATCCCAGCATTCATAGTGGACCAGATACCAGAGCTTCCTTCAAAAGAAGAGTTAGAGGCGGAAGCAGTAGATACGCGTACCGAAGTTGTGATTGAAGTTGACAAGCTATTCGGACAAATCACGAGACTATCATCTTCACTCACAGTATTTGGGAAGTATCAGTCATACTTCTATCAGAATCAAGATGGCTATCTTAAGTTCAAAGAAAGCAAGAAAGACTTTTATGCAAACAGAATGTCAGCAAAGGTCGATAAGTTCTATGCTGACCTAAAGGAGTTGGGAGAAAAAAACAAGGTCAATCTTAGGTCCAACATTCCTAGTCTCTTCAATCTAAATGCTGACAAACTAAGGATTGAGTTTCAAGCAGGATCTAATGGAAATCCTTATGTCATAAAGTCCATTTATGCTTGGAAAGAAGGTTGCGAAGAGAAAAAACTTCGCAAAGGCATCAAGAAATTCAAAGACAAATATAGCAAAAGACCAACCTTGATGAATTATATTGCTAAGCTAAGCGACATTGATATGACTCTGCAAGCGAGAGAAACAGTGCCTTGGCTAGACTTTCTTGTAAAGTACACTTATCCATTGCTGACCGTTGACTATGGAAGCTTAGACCCTTCAAAAGTTGGAGAGTCTCTAGGTAAGTGTGTGGAAAATAACATCCGAGACTTTGGTGGAGACTTAAAAGATTACATATTGAACGAAGCTTTGAATTTTGCCGAAGCTTTATCGTTTCAGTATAGTTCGGCCGCTTCGTGTGCTGAACTGTATTCAACGGAAAATGAACCAGAAAAGAAAGAATTTGAAGATGTGGACTTTGGACTGGGAGAGGGGTTGTATGAAAGAACTAGTCAAATATTAGACGCACGAGACCCAACAGAATTGGATCAACAAATATCGGATAAGAAACTAGCGCTGAAGAGTGCAAAAGAACAATTGAAGTCGTACCAAACGACACTTAGAGACATAGAGAAGACAATTGATGATACATCAGTATTTGACCCAGCACTTGAATACCTTAGAGACTTGAAATTAGACCGAGACAAGAGGGTTAAAAACGCAGCTCAAACTGTTAGGGACCTAGAAGAAGAACTAAAAGAGATTGAAAGAAAAAAGAAAATAGAAAAGAAAGAAATAAAGACAGAAAGAAAAGATGCTATTAAAAAAGCACGAAAGAATGCCAAATCTCACCCATATGCCAAAAAAGCATACAAGGCCGCAATGTCCGAGTTTAAACAAACAGATGGCATTCTGTCTTCGTTGATAGATTGGGAAGAATATGAAGATAGCGGAAAACTTACAGCCAAAAAGCTTGGTGGAGACAAAGACAAGCTAAAGGAAATAGTCACCAAAATGTCCATATGCACTCTGAACTCTTTGACCATAAACGCCACAAGGTGTTTATTTTCTGGTGTTACGAAAGAAAGAGCTTTTGACAAAATGTTCCGAGCAGCAATGAAGGCAATGGACTTGGATGTGTTTGGCTTCTTTATTGGCGGACTACCTCCTGGAGCTCAAGCGGAACTTAGAAAGAAGATTGAAGAAGAATTTGGAAACATACCATTGCCGTGGGAAGAAGAATATAAGAGCGGCAAAGAGAAAAACAATTATAAAGAATATCTGTCCTCCAAGTCAAAAGAAAGAAAAGAAGAGAAAGAAAGGCTAGAAAAGAATCTCAATGAAAAACTACAACAACAAATAGAGATTGGAAAATCTGAAAATCCATCCTCAGACGAAAACAAAGCAAGGATTGAAAAAGCAGCAAAAGAAGTTCAAGAGATATATGACCAAATGAAAGAGTTCCCTGAGACAGATGCGGACTTTAAAAATCTCACGGATGAAGAGAAAAGACAAGCCATTGAAGAACAGAAAAAGGATCAAGGAACTTTTGGAACTGCCTTGGGCAATATCCAAGAGGAAATTATAGACGCTTATATTGAGTACATCTTTGATGTAATGAACTACGAAGAGATAGGCGATGCGCTATCTCAAGTACCGGGTGGAGAGTTAGTTTTCAATACCGTCAATCAAATATTCAAATGTTCAACCCAGGGAATGTTCAACCCTCCCATTAAGAGCTTCTTATCTTCATTTACATTGGATACTTGCGGAGAAGATAAAAATATAGGAATTTCTTGGCCGGAAAAAGTAAAACCAACAGAGTTCCCATCCTTCAGCAGGGCATTTTTCATTAAAAAGTTGAAAAATTTGTTCGTAGAAGCAGTGGAAAATCTTGTGACGAAAGTCATTACAATGCTTCTTCTAAAGCTATTGGAAACCGTTGATAATGCGATTTGTAAATCTCTCAATGCCATAGGTCAAGCTGCAATTGGGGCTCTCACTGGCGGACCAGGAGCGGGCCTAGATGAAGCATTTGCAGATGCATTTTGTCCAACAGCTGACGAGGATGAATTGAATAATGTCAAAAAGAACTTGTTTGGAAATGCTCTGGGAGACGGTGCGGCGCCCGACTCTGCATATGATTGTTTGTTCAAAGCTATCAACGGGGTTATGTCCAAAAGAGAGATTATTGACCTTTTGACCAATACTCCTGCCAATATGGACGAACAAACAGCGACACGCTTTGCTTTATTGGTAAATTCTAAATGCCCAGAATTATCTGACTTGTTAGGGGACGTAGAGTCAGTGAAAGATGCTTTTGGATCAATGGGCAAATATATTCCACCAGAGCTCAAAGACTATTTGCAAAACCAACCAGATCAAGACTTGGATGCTCCAATTTATGATGCCGTATGTTTGACACAAGATGAACTTGACTTGTGGAACCAAAATAGAAAGCAATTGTACCTAGATAATGGTTTAGATGAAGCTACTGCTGACGAGCTCATAAATAAGGCTAACGACAGAGTTTTAGACAACCTAGGTAGCGTGGCTGATATCTTACAAAAAGGCCCTGAAGGGCTATTAGAGGACGCTCTAAACCAACTTATGGACCCAACTTGTAATTCTGGAATAGTAATGGAAGATGAAGAATTGGCATCCAAAAAAGCTGAGCTTATGAATGACTACTTTAAAAGAATTGAGTCTAAATTCTTAGAGGACTTGATTGGTGAGAGAAGATCTTTGATTGGAAACATTCTTATAGATAGCTACGGCAATCACTTACAACAGCACAACAGGCGTGCTAGTATTGGAGATAGAACCTTTCTATATGCTGATTATGTAGACACAGAAGATCAGTGGAGTGAAAGAAAGGAAAACGCAGGATTTATTAAAGATAAATTGATGGACAAGGACTCTATAAGAGGTGTATTCCCAGAGACAGTTGGAGCCGAAATGCTGAACCAACTGAGAGCTATGGAATTTAAGTACAAAACATCTAAAGATGAGCCACAACTTAAAATGGCATATAACACAAAAATACACAACTTGTTCAACAAAGAAGACTACAAGACAGTTTTGAGGTACAAACTCAATCACAACAAGAAGTCAACACAAAGAGCTTTTGTAAAAGAAACAACTGAAAACATGTTCGGGAAGAAATCAACAGACTTGGTACTGTCAGCTAGAAACAATCAAGTGTTTAACTTGAAAGACTTAGGAATTGTAAATTACGAAGTGATACCAAATGAAGTGAAGCTGTTCTCTGATTTGCTCAAAGAAAAATCCAATTCCACAACTAGGCCAACACCGTCCAAAACTATCAAATTATTTGACAATCTCAACTCAAAAGCTCTTAGAGTTATCCGAGATGCTATCGTAGAAACACCCACTGGAGATACACCTACGGGATTCAACTTCGGCTACGATGAACAACAAGCGGTTAATTTTAGAGATCTGTTATATGTGAATCCAGATGCTGACCCCAACGATGAAGATACTTGGGAATATACTTTTGAAGAAGAAGATGGTGTGCTGGGTAAGTCTGCTACTGAAAATCCTAGAGTATACTTTTTGGACCCCGCTGTTCATGGAGGAAGATATAGGGCTCCGAAGATTTACATTGAAGCAGCATCCTATAACGGCTGGCTTGGAACAATCAAAGCGTTTGTTCCACAAGCATCCACTTGCGAAGAAAAAGACGATGGGTTCTTGAACATAACACAGATTTCAAAAAGATCAAAAGAAGTTGAAGGCAACTTGCCGATTGACAAGAGATTGAGTCAGCCATTGGAGTGTAGACTTGAAGTTCCATATGATAGACAAATTATGCCTGCCAATCATGGCTTAATGGAAGGAATTGTAATTTCAACCTTGAGGGTATATGCGTCGGAATATATCGTTAGAGCATTTCCTATTCACGGATCAATTTCATTCTCCGATATGAACGTTGACAACCTCGTTACGTCAGTAATTGGAGATTACATTCAAAGAGAGATGTCCGACGCTGGTGTGTTTTCTAATATTTCTCGCCTAGCTTATTATCTATTATTCTTAGAGCAATGCGTACAAGTCGTTCAACGTCAAATCATTGATGGGCTTATGGAAGAGACCGAAGAAATGCGAGAAGCCTCAAAAATTATCAATAAAGCGCAGAACAACTATGAAAAGCTAAAGTTCGGAGATTTTATATTTGGTGATACCCCATCAACGATCAGCGAGCAAATAAAGAAAGGAACTAAAATTATAGCGTATGGCGTAAATTGGGCTCAAGCTAAGAATAAGAACTTAGTGTCTATAAGAGGCATTACACCATACAAAATCAACCTTGCAAGAAAGGTATCGGTCATACACGATACTCAGGCAGCTGCAGAAGTGTTCTTATCGGCCCTTCTAAAGCAAGAAATTGAAACACTTTCAACTCGCTTAAATTCAAACCTTAGACCTCAACCTCATGTCTTTGATGTGAGAAAGTATATGCTGTCTAAGAACGGAATTGTTGACAATTCAGATATCAAGTCAGGCTTTGCTGTCGTAGAGCAAGAAGTGGTTGAAGGTTCAAACAAGCCAGATTATGGAAGCATTATTGACTGCGCACTTCAAGATCTGAGGAGTCCGATTGGAATAGTAAGTCGTACCTCTAGTGACATAGGCGAGACTGGTTTCATGTATCTTGAAAAATACTTGAGAGTTTTTGACAAAGAAGGAAATGACAAAGTCATGACCATTGGTGAGTTCCAAGAGACGATAAAGGACCGCTCAGTATATGACGAGAATATGAAAATCTCTGATTACTTTGGAAATGCCGAACTAATCGCAAACAAAGTAATGGGCACGATAGGTGTCAAGTTTGGAGTTAGATTGTTAATGTGCTTACCGCACTCTATCGGACTCACACCAGACTTAGACAGAAACAAAGAAAGGCTACCGAACTCCATACAGCTAGAGGAGACCTTTTTAAATTTGCATCATATACCAGTGGCATCATACGAATTGGATGTTATAGACAAGCAGATCAAAGACATAGATACATCTGACGTTAACATGGGTGAAGATATTAAGTGCTATGTTGACATGTTGTGCGAGACTGATGACTTCAACATGCTGTTTGATAAGGTCATCAAACCTAGAACATTTGTGTCGCTATTTGGTATCTATTCATTCCAAAACTTCCTTGAGTCAATCGGCAAAGAAGAAGTTGAAAAAGACCGTCTGAACAATGTGAATGAAGGCTGGAAGAAGGTAGTATTCAATGATACAAAGAGATTGCTTCGCAAGCAGTTTAGATCAATATATAATTCTCAGGATGATGAATCTCCAAGTCGCTCAAGAAAGAGAGATTCTGAATTGAACTTCTTGAAAAATTTGATGCCTGATGTCTACTTAAATGTTAGAGGAGTAGGAATACTTCAAAGACTTAGAATTGTTGATGCCAATCCATTTGATGAAAATGGTAAAGCATGCGTCAACGAATTTCAAAAATTATTTGAGGACGACTAATGCCTTTATCAATCATGTTTCCAATAGAAATGAATAGCGAAGAAAATGCTGGAATGGCATCATTCACGGATTCTCAAGCAACAGAAGCGATCAAGCAAAATATGAAGATGCTCTTGTTGACGAGACAAGGAGAGTATGTGTGGGACCCGCAATTTGGGGTGGGCCTGTATTCTTATTTGTTTGAGAACGATGCGACATTAGATACAGCATTTATAGAAGGGCAAATACAAGAGCAAATTAGTGCATATATGCCCTATGTAGCAGTAGATGGTTTATCAGTCCAAATTGACTCTCAATATCAAACACTCAAGGTTCAGATAAAGTTTAGATTTAATGGACAAAGCATACCAGAGCTTTTTGAGGTTGAAATATCTTAACTTCTATCGCTTTTGCTACATAAACTATTTAGTTCTTGATGAGGGTCTAATATGTCTAAGCAAAAGAAAACACCAATTAAGTATACCAGTCGCGATTTTGATACAATCAGAACAGATCTAATTGAGCACGCTAAGAGATTCTATCCCAACGAGTGGAAAGACTTCTCTAAGTCTACAATCAACTCTTTGCTGGTAGACTCTGTTGCTTATGTCGGAGATGTGCTATCGTACTATCTTGACTACCAAGCCAACGAATCCTTTATGGATACGGCCATAGAATTCAACAACGTCAGGAAACACGCGAGAGCTTTGGGTTTCAAGTATGCTGGTGCTCCCAGCACTTATGGCATCTTGTCTCTATTTTGTCTCATACCATCTAACTCTGATGGTACAGCTCCCGATTTTGATTACATGCCATTGCTACAAAAAGGCGCGACGTTCTCCAGCTCAGGCGGAGGAAACTTCATTCTAACGGAAGATGTTGACCTCGGAGATCTCTCAAACGAAATCGTTGCTGCTAGATTTGATAATAGCACAGGTGCAACCACGCACTTCGCAGTAAAGGCATATGGTCAAATCTCATCCGGAAAATTCACGAGAGCCACGGTTGACTTGACGAACTCTTCATTTGAAAGATTTAAGAGAGTTAGAATTGGAGCCGACGATGTAGTTGAGGTAATATCAGTCGTTGACTCCGATGGGAACAAATTCTATGAAGTGGACAACTTGTCTCAAGAGGTTGTATTCCAAGAGACCACGAATAGAAATGCATCATCAGAAGGTGTGCGCAGTATCCTCAAGCCATACGCAGCATCTAGAAGATTTGTCGTAGAACAAGACGACACAGGGACTTATCTACAGTTCGGTTTCGGATCAGAAGATTCCGATGAAGAAGAATTGGTGGACCCATCAAAGGTCGCAATCCAGATGCACGGCAAGAATTATGTGTCAAACTTCAGATTTGATCCATCAAAGCTTGTTGGAACAACAAAGCTGGGCATTTCTCCAAGTGGAACAAAATTGACAGTCATTTTCAAAATAAACGACAGCAACTCTGCAAATGCTTCCGCTAACAGTGTCACAACGGTCCTGAACGCATCTTTCAAGTTTAAGAGTGGCAACATAGACCAACAAAAAAAGAATGCCGTAATCGCTTCCTTAGAGGCCACAAATGAAGAACCGATTGTCGGAGCCACAGAGCAGATGACAACCGAGGAATTAAAGCAGAGGGCAAAAGGCTATTATTCAACACAATCAAGAGCTGTGACAAGACAAGATTATGAATCAATGGTCTACAATATGCCGAACAAGTTTGGTATCATCAAGAGAGTGAGTGTTGTCAATGATCCGTCGGCAACAAACAGAAGAATGGCATTGTATGTAATTTCCGAGGACTCAAACGGTAAACTCGTAACCTGTAGTTCTTCTCTGAAATCAAACATGAAACATTGGATCGCTCAATATAAAGCAATGAACGATGTCGTTGACATCTATGATGCTAAGATTGTAAACTTTGGAATTGACTTCAGGGTAGTTCTTGACAATAGGTTTAAGGATTTCAACATCATTGGCCGTTGCAATGCCGCTTTGACAAAGTACTTTGAAAACCAGCTTTACATTGGAGAGCCAATCTACATCACAAGACTATATTCAATATTGGGCAAAGTAGAGGGCGTAGCGGATGTCAAGACCGTGAGAGTGATGCAAAAAAGAGGAGCTGATTATAGCCCAGTCAATATCAACTTTGACGATGCTATGTCAGCGGACGGAACATATATAATGACCCCAAAGAACGTAATTATGGAACTTAAGTATCCAAACAGAGACATCAGAGGTACGTTGATACGATGATTAAAAGATATTTTGCTACAAAAGACAATACCATAACCAACGCGTTTGACGCTGCTGGCTCTAGAGGAACCTCCGCTAATATGGGAGAATCCGATATACTTGAGGTTTTCAGTATCTACGGCCAAGTATCTGGTTCAACTGGATACTCTGTTGAGGAATCTAGAGTGATTATAGAATTTGATATCAGCGAGATATCGGCAGATACAACCATTCCCTCAAACGCAAAATATTTTTTGAGACTGTTTAATGCAGAGCATGGACAAACTGTTCCTCGTGGATACCAACTTGAGGCTCACAGTGTTTCAGGATCTTGGGAAGAAGGTTTGGGCTTGGACATGGATGACTACCTTGACCTATCTTACGGTCTTGGATCAAATTGGTTGAACAGAGAAGGTTCAACGCCTTGGGATATCGAAGGCGGAGATGTTTACGCAAACACTTCTTCTACCCAGACTTTTGACACTGGTCTTGAAGACCTTGAAATTGATGTCACAGAGCAAGTTGCATCTTGGCTAGATGACAGTCGTGTGAACGATGGGTTTATGATTAAGCTTCCAACAAGCCTAACTGATGGAACTCAACAAAGATCATTCTATACAAAAAAGTTTTTCGCAAGAGGCTCACAGTTCTTCCATAAGAGACCAGTATTGGAAGTTAGATGGGACTCAAGCATCCAAGACGATAGAATTAACTTCTATGCATCATCTTCTCTGGTACCAGCAGCAGAGAATTTCAACACATTGTATCTTCACAATTACTTCAGAGGACAGTTGGTTGATATCCCAGCGGTTGGAACAGGTGAGATTTACGTTGACTTATATGAGACTCTAGGCGATTCTGCTGAGACCCTATGCGTTGACACTCCTGCAACTGGAGGATGGCTAGAAACGGGAATTTACACCGCTAGCGTCTGTGTTAACACAACTGCTTCAACCCTTTATGACGTATGGCACAAAGATGACATTGAATATCACACTGGATCTATTGAAGTAAATCAATATTCTGCTTTGTCTTCTTTGCCAAACAATAACCTTGTCGTGTCCGTTTCCAACAAGCAAGACAGATATAGCACAGACAATACAAGCAGATTTTATTTCTATATAAGACAAAAAGAATGGAGCCCTAGCATCTATACAGTTGCAACATCAGCTCCAACTTCTGAAGTGTTTGAGAACCTTCATTTTAAAATTACTAAGGTTGTTACAAACGAAACGATCTTTGACTACGACACCACCAACAATTCTACTTTGCTCTCATACGATTCCAGAGGCAACTATTTTGATTTAGACATAGGTATGTTAGAGCCCAACCACACTTATCAGATTGAGTTGGCTCTTTACAATGTCGCAACAAAGGCGTATGAACAACTTTCCTTCAAGCATAAGTTTAGAGTGGTGAATAATGAGTATTAAAAATCTTTTCGGTAAAACCGTACCAAGCTACGAAGATGTAGCAGCAGATGTAGAGTCAACAGATTTCATTGACCAAGTAGTGGCAAAGAGGGAGACTTACCTTCCTCCTATTGACTTTTCCGATCCTGCGAACTTTGTATTCTATGGCTCTGCTGAGCTTTACTACGAAGCTGCGATCAAGAGAATATATGAAGACTATCCCTATGATGGCTCAAAAGCTGAGCAAATTGAGTTTGAGGAAAAGTCATCATATCTTGAGAGATGGATTTTTGACCACAAGTATCCGAAGACAACAGGGCATGTTCAATTAGGTACAACAGGCACTGGTTCGGTGGGAAATGTCTGGGAAGACCCTGGAACTCACGAATTTATTAGAGTTTGGGGTGGATTGCATACCGGTTCTGCTGGTAATGTTCTTGATGGGCACTTCGCAACCTCCGCAGTATACGACGAAGATAAAAATAGAAATCAAAACTGGGCTTGTGACTTCACTGAGGGTGTGACCTGCGAGTTTTGGATCAAAAAAGACGATACTTGGAACACTCAAAACACCGCAGAAGTCATTTTTGATTTGCACAATGGAGAGCCACTAGAGACAGCTGGCTCCAGATTGGTACTATATCTCAGGAGAACCGCCACGACGGAAGCACAATTTAATATTGCCTTCAATGATGCTTCTGGAACATATCGAGGCACAGTAATAAACCCAACAGGGATAGACATAACTTCTTGGACTCAACTATCTTTTTCTTTTTACGAAGATGGTGGCAAAATGAGAGTAAAAATGTATGTCAATGGAGACTTCCATCTCTTAAGAGAATATCCTTATACTACGCAAAGTTCGTTACAAGGAAGAATAAACGGATACATTGGAGCACTGCAGTATGAGATCGGATACTCAGCAACCCCACAAGGAGGCGAAGGCTACGGAAAGCTTCTTGCTTATCTTGACGAGTTCCGCTTTTGGAAAAAGAAAAGAACCGACCGACAAATCAAGCTTAATTGGTTCCGCGAGATTGGCGGAGGAGCAAACACGGACGATGCAACATCGGACTTGGGAGTTTATCTCAAGTTTAATGAGGGTATCACCGGGATTGATTCAATTGATAGAAATGTCCTTGACTACTCTGGTCGCTTAGCAAATGGTTACTGGGAAGGATATCCGGGCTCATCTGCTCGCTCTACAGAATCAGCAATGGACGCCGCAGGATTCACCGAGAAACCATCTCCAATTATATACTCATCTCACCCAGAAGTATCTGCTTTAGAAGCAGAGATGTCATTGAGTGGATCAAGCTACGATGGAGGACGCGGGCAAGCATTTTATAGGTCGCTACCAAACTGGTTAGTTGAAGAAGACCAAGAAGAAGGACAACAGAACCTGAGGAAAGTATCTCACATCTTAGCGAGCTACATGGACACCTTGAGAGTTCAAATAGACTCCCTTAGTTCTTTGCAAAACAAGCAATATCTATCTTCAAGCTATAAGGCATCTCCTTTTGCATCGGAATTATTGAAAAACAAAGGTTTCACAACAAGCGAGATGTTCTTGTCATCGGAGGTCATTGAGACATTCTCAAGCATTGACTATGACGAAGGACAATATGACTTGAATGTTGACGAGATTAAGAACCTAATCTTTACAAATATCTATAACAACCTTGAGAACATCTACAACTCCAAAGGAACAGAGAAATCAATTAGAAACTTGATCAGATGCTTTGGTATTGACGACGAACTTATCAAGCTAAACCAATACACAGACTTTGGAACTCAGTATCTCGGAGATAAATACCGAACAACATCTGTCAAAAAGAGATACATCAACACAAATGGTGAAAGCCTTTTTAATGGAACCATATATCAAAGTGGCTCCAAAACATTCATTTCCGGGGACGCTAATGCATCCACAAGCGCTTTTACAATGGAAGCGGACATACTAGTGCCCTTCAAGACAAAAGTGGGTGAGGAAGGCTTTTACGCCACTCCATTCCTATCTGCTTCAGTAATGGGCTTCCATGAAGCTAACCCTAGTGACGAAACAGACTTTACTTGGTACACATCGGGAACAGAAGCAAGAGACTTGCAAGTCTATCTCGTGAGAGACGAGAAGTACTCAAGAAACGCAAAGTTTGTGGTCAAGAATGAGTCCGAGACAATCTATGAAGAGTCCGACGTAATCTTGGACATCTACGAAGATGAACATTACAACGTTGCCTTGAGAATCAAGCCTCAAACTTACCCATATGCAGGGAACGTAACAAACACTCAACCAGATTATGATATTGAATTGTACGCAGTTTCTCACAACTTTGACGAGATAAAAGAAGAGGTCTTGCTGACGGCAAGCGTTAGCTATGACACTGGGTCTGCTTATCTAACCGTACCCAAGAGGGTATATGCTGCGGCTCACTGTCAAGACTTCACAGGACCTGTCTTGCAACAGTCGGACTTGGAGTTCGGACGAGTATCAGCGTGGCTAGACTATGTCAACAACGATGCGATCAAAGAGCACAACAAGGACATCTTGAACTATGGTAACTCAAAGTCAATTGATGGAGCTTCTGCTTTCGCTGTTGACGGCACTCCTGTACCAACCATGGAACTTTCAATTCTTAACTGGGACTTTGATACTGTTTCGCAATCAGATTCATCTGGAGAGTTTGAGATTGACGATACAACTTCTGGTTCCTCAGATACGATTTATGGGTGGATTGATGAGGTTATTCGTCGTGAACACAAGGGTGTTGGAGCTAACTTCCCAACAGAATCAACTTCGTTCTTGGCAAATGAGTTTTTATACTCAAATAAGAAGCAGTTGCCCGAGACTTCTTTCAATGCCAACAATATCTTCATCAAAGGCGAAGAGGAAATAAACTTCGGCGAAGATGACGATGTAAGCGACAACCTTTTTATCTTGGAAAAATCTCCATCATCAATTGTGTCGGAAGAGATGTTGAACCTTTTCTCAACAACTCAAGAGTTCTCAAACTTGTTTGGGCGACACATTGACAGATACCGTGTAGAGTATAAAGACTTAGCGAAAGCAAGACAGCTGTTCTATGAGCGAGCAAACTCCGGTATGGATTTTGACAAGTTCTTCACTTACTTTAAGTGGATTGACCAGTCACTATCGGAAATGATAAATCAACTTATTCCTGCTTCTGTGAACTACGCGGGTGGAGTTGTTGATGTTATTGAACCTCATATTCTTGAGAGAGACAAGTATCAAAGACAAGTCGGCTTGTTGCAAACAGTTACTTCTACCGAAGCATCAATACGAGGAGTTCAAGAGTTAAATTACAATTGGAGAATAGGTCATGCTCCTATTCCTTTGGATGATACAACGAACTCTCTATGGCAAAAAGAGCGAAGCGAGAGAGACTTACCAGAGCAACAAACGATCAGTGAAGTCTTGACGACACAGGTTCAAACTGGAAGCTTTGAGAGAAGCTTTTTGTCTGGTACTAATGGCACATACGAAGGTAGAGCTTACGCTTCTAGAAGATTTTCGCGCTCATTTAGGACAAGAGTGGAGTTCGCCGATTCAATTCACGGTGGAACAAACTACACAAAGAACAAAGACAGAGACTTATTAAGGTCTGGTATTGGACTTCATTCTGAACTCGGAGACTCTGGTGCTCCGAAGAACGTTATTACAATCGGTGCTGGCGATGGATACGGTCTAAATGTTGCTGAGGTTGCAAAAAATCAAGATGCCCGAGATCCGCGAGAAAAAATCAAGTATGATGGTTTCGCTATCGTTGGTAAGTTCACCGATTTTTCCAACTCAGATTACGCTCCACTAAGCCCAGAGTTTGACTATTACAGTAGAAGAAAGGTTGCGAACATCTTCATAGGAAACATAGTCTCCAGTAGTGTTACAAGCGGCTACCACTCTCTTATAAACGATAACACAGGCGATGGTTTCCGAGATGGTGTAAACGTTGTTAACTTGCACTCCGATACTACAGACATATCAAATGAAATTCCGATCCAAGGTCCATTCACCGAGAGATGGGTAGGGGGACATCAACATAGACACGTTGATCTGAACAGCGTTGGAAAACCTGAGAGACTTGCACAAACTGGCTTCAATGGTCTTGACCATAGGTTCTCAAGACCAGAAGGGTGGAGATTTCTTATTGGAAAAAATCCCTTGTCTTCAACGGACCCGAATTCACCAGATGTAGATGTGGACGGAGCAATCGGTTTCACTCCACCTGATTACGGTATCGGTAGTGACGGAAGATTCCCGGACGAAGACAGGCTATATGCCATCTATTACCGCGAAGAACGAGCCAAAAGACCCGTAAACGTCAAGAATATTCAAACTACAACCTCTTCAGTGTATCATGGGAACTACCAACATGAGTACGAAGTATTATCAACATTCGGAGATCAAGGGTACTTTTTGAGAAGAGCTGGAGATCTTCTGCCGGATGAAATATCTTCTGAGTTGCCCGAGACCACGAACTATATGACCTTAGCGGGACAGAATGCTTATCCTTTTGGGAATGGCTTTTTGTCATCTAGTAATAGATTTTCTGATGGAGATAGGCTCATATTTTCTGAAGAAGTCGCAGGGCAGTACGCTTCAGGTGGGTCCTTTAAGGTTCTCGGAAAGGACTGGGTAAGCGATGATGATGACCTACAAATAAGTGGAACAACATTCTCAATAAATACTGGGGCAGGAGTTGTAGTTTCAACTGGCTCTAGTGACGCTAATTTTTATTCAAATATTGAAACAGCAATTGAAAGCAATATTGCCAATGTAAATGCATCTTTCACATCACACCCAGAAGTTTTAAGCAATGCAATAGCAATATCAGGAATTGATTCAAATGTTGGATTTCACAACAGCTCCATATCCTATGGAGAAGATATAGATTTTTCAATATCGCTATATTTGAACATAATGGATACGTCAACCAACAATAGATATATTTATTCAGAACCATCGTTGGATGGAAATGGATACGCTAGAGAGCTTTATATAAGCAGTGCTGGTCATCTATTTTATGAGAGGAACTTTGTATCAAGTTCTACAAATGTTCAAGACATTTTAGTGTATGAAAATTTTCTTTCTGAATACTCTGGGACATTGACTCATATTGTAGTATCAAATGACTTAAAAATTGGAACATCTTCTGAATATAGTTTGTATATTAACGGAGAAGAAACTACTTGGACCAATGAAAACCTCAGCCCAAACCCATTGACCGAACTAGCAAATACGCCATCTGAAGCTTATTTTTTATGTAGGACAACTGGGTCATCGGCAACGACTGGTCTTGGATCCAACTCCCTCAAGGTTTATGTTGATGAAATTGTTATATTCAGAAAGTTTTTCTCTGGCGCTGGTGCAGTAGATGAAGTATATAATTCTGGTGTAGTTTGGGACACGAGTTCTTTGACATCCATAAATTATTCAACTGAAGTATTTTCTTATTACTCTTGTGATAATGCGTCTGATGATTTTAGGAACGGAGGCCAACTAACTGATGAAAAAGGTGCAAACAATTTAATCTGCGCAGATGTTGACTTGAGCGACCTCCTTAGACTTGAAGCCCAAGGAGCAATAGAGACGATAGCATCAGCTAGCTTCACTATTTCCCCAACATTAACTGGTTCATATGCCAACTTTAGCATTGAGGCGACTCCTAGTGAAACAAGCTTTTTTCAAGCTAGTGATTCCATTGGAGGTGTGGATTACGAACCAGAAATTTCTACTTTAGGGCTGGACAACGTCATTGAAACTCAAGATAGATCAACCGGTTCAAATCACGTAATCCGAACAAGGTTCTCTGCCCCCGGCGGCCCCGAGGTTAACTCTTCTGGTTACCTTGACGTGGCAACCCAACAATACTCTGTTCACAACTCAATCAATTTTAGAAACTTGACAGTTCGTTCAAGCGGCTCAGGCGAAGATAGCACTATGAGAGTTGTGTCTCACGCTAATCGTCAAGAAGGCCTTAGGACTTTGAGGACTAGACACCAAGGTCAATTTGGATCTGACTCACAATATGGTATTATTAGTAAAACATCTTATGATTCCGAACCCTCTTGGCACAAGCAACATAGAAATACAAGAAAAGTTGCAAAGATTGGCGACTTCAATAACGACGGAACGGAGACTGAAGAGGTTATAAACAGACATGACAATGACCACTATCACACACCACTACCAGCTTCTGACTTCCAGTACTCTTGGATAAACTCAGCTATTAGTGGCTCAAATTGGGAAGATAGCCAAATTATTTTAACCCACGCTCCAAGAAACGGACTAATTAGTTCATCAGCGGGAATCACAGAAGCAATCATATTCCCAAGCGCATCATCACTTTACGGAGAATAGAATGGCTAAATTTTATCAAGACTTTGTTGGATTAAACACTTTTATTTATGAGCCATCTGGTTATGACGAAGAATTACAAAGAGTTGAGGTGTCCTCTCAATATACAGGTAGTTTTGAAAAGGGATACGGCGTTAGGCACAATGGTCAAGAGGCTAGGGAATACTTATATGTTCCCCTAAACCATATCGGACCAGTGGAATTGGGCCCTTTTGATCTTAAAATTTACCAAATTAAGAATGATTTCCCCTTTGATTTGCCAACAACGGCATCCTTTTTCAATGCATTAATGTCCAAGCGCGGCAATATCTATGGGTACCCTACGTGGAGACAGTTGAGAGTATCAAATAATCAAGTAACTCGCAGACAGAAGAAGCACTCAATATTTACATATGTACAGGAACCTGGTCCAATAATTGCTAATGGTCGCGCAAAATATGGTAACATAGTTTCTATGAGAGAACCTGTTGTGTCACAAAACCACCCAGTATCTCTTATTGGAGAAGTGTCGGTATACAACGAAGAACTTGGAATATTTGAAAAGAAGCCGGTTGAAATCAAAACGTCTTTTGGAAATGAAATTACTTTTTTTGCCAATCAAGAGGCGAATGAATACTTCAATACAATTTTGGAAACAGACGAAAACTACGAAACACTAAAGGAAATGTATCTAGATGGTGGACTTGATAACGAAGGATCTTTGCTGGATACTTTCTCTTTGCTGACCTACAGACAGTCAATTTGGCCAAAGCAAAGATATGCTTATTTGGACCAAACTAGGGCAAGAAAGTTTTATGTAAATACATTCTGGAGAAGCGACCGACAAAATAGAACAAGGTTGAATAACGAAGATGTCTTTGGTGCGACGATAGCGTCTCAATCTATGTGGCCCCTTGATGCTAGAGAAGATTTTAAGACTAGAACCGAGCCAACTCGAAATATTGGAGACGGCAACCTTTCAGATGACTACATAGAATTTGACATCGGGGGTCTATATGACGACAATGCAACCTCAGCGCCTGGGATTCTGCAAAATAGGTATTCAACCTTTGCTTTGGGAGGGTATTATGATGCATCATCAAGTGCCAACCGCGAGCCAAGGCTGTTATTGAAAGTTTATAGGGACGAACCTAGTATAGATTTGTCCCAAAACTTAACGGCTTCTTTGGAATATTCAAGATTGCATACTCTAAAAAACCTTTATTCAAGCGTGAACCCAAGTGGTCCATTTTTAGTCTATGGTGAAATGGTAGCAGATCAAGATACTGGGTCTCCATTGTGGCCATCGAACACGACCAGTTCAATATTTAACGGACGCGCTAATTGGGATGTGCCATCGCAGTCCAATAAAGAACCTTTTTACGATTCATATGAGGATTACTCACAAGGATTGCGGAACAAAGGAAAAGGGTTCTCTGTGATACCAGAATTCAGGATTAGTTCTCACGTAAGCGCTTATCAATCAGAAGGCGTGACTCATGAGCTAAAACCTATATTTGAAATATCTGGTGTCATGAGTCAAAATACTACCACTGAGGACGAACCAGCATTTTACAAGATCATATCTAACTCCGACTTTTTGGCTCATTTTGACTTGGTCAAAAAAGATCACGAGAATTTTGCTAACGAAAAAATACTAACATTAAAATGCAAGGGTATAAAGAAATTTTTACCCTATGAAGGATTCTACCCTGCCCAAAGGTCAGTGGAGCTATCAAAACAATTTTCTTCTAGCTACGGACGCAATATTGATGTGACACTGAACTCCCCAGATGTTGAAATTGAAAACTATGATCAGTTTTCAATCAAGCCTTTGTTGACACCTATGTTCGCACCTGGTATTCTTTTTAATACTATAAAATCAGGTGTTGCTGTTGATTTTCCTTTGATTTTTCAAGAAGATATAGTGAGAGACGATCCATATGGGTTTAATACTTTTTCTTACGTTGATGATATAGAACGAAGAGTTTACGGAAATACAGCGGATGGCAACTATTCCCCAGAAGATCTTAATAATGCCGTTCTGGGTCAAACTGCTAGAGTGCAACTTGATAATTATGTTTCAACTTTTTCCAAAAGAATTCCATTTGAGGCACTAGTTGAGCCGGAAAGCTACCTGGCTAACGAGAGTCTCGTTCTTCAAGAACCCCATCCGTATGCTCTTAGTGAGTTTGAAATTGAATCTGTTTGGGATGGCGGAGGGGACCCGCTTTATAAAAAGATGATGAATAACTTCTTATCAGAAATACCAGACTTCTTTATAGAGAGTAGAAATTTAAAGACTATTGCCTCCATGGAAGAGCAAAATCCTGAATTTGGAAATGCTGTTTCTGGAAATTATTACATCATGAGGGTGAAAATGAGCAAAACAAGGTCGTCTAAAAATATCTCTTTGGGTGGATATGACGGCTTCCCAGTCACTCCTCCTCAGGATGTTGTGTCGCAAGGTGTAGACGCAACTGGCTCTAATGACGGTTTTCAACTTGCTAGAAATAGAACAATTAGGGAAAATATAACAATGTATTCTAGACCAAGTGCATTTGGGCCACCGAGCTCTGGGGATGGTGGAACCATTTCAAAAAATGGTATAAATTTTTGGATGGGCTCCACTTGGGGCTACAATTTTCCGTATACACCTCCTTATTATCATGGAGATTCTTGGTGCGATCTTATATTTTATGCCACTGAAACAAAAAAATATACTTTAGATGAAATAATGTCACAAGCTAAAGAGTACCCATATTATACAAGATATTGGAACCCTTCTTTCCATGATGCCCTCAGAGACTTAACTGGATATTCTGGTTCCTTGGTAAATGCCGAGAGTGATTACTATAAGTATTCTTCATCGCCATGGGCAGCGTTGATTACAGGGTCCACAGGTATTTATAGTAATATTTCTAGTCAATTTAGCGACACTACTTCAAGTCCGAATTATGAATGGGAAGACTGGGGAGACATGTATGGCACTAATGAAATCAAGTGGAGAGCACCAGATAGATTTGATAGTACTGGAGGATCTGAGGATTTATCTTTTTGGAGACTAAATGGCCCACAGTCCCCAATCCGACTTAATTCAAATGCTATGCAGCTAGACTCTTCCGTTAATATTTTCGGAAAAGGTATAGTGAAAAAAATCTATGATGATAGCTCGGAAACAACAACCGAAGTTGCATCATCGGACACCGTAAGGGGCAAAACTCGCTGGATTATTCAGCCCAAATTTGAAACACCAATACTTAACTTTAACAAATATAATGATCTCAGTGACCCTGATTTGAAATGTTCAGAGCCTCTTTTCGCCAAGTCTCAAGTCCCCAGAGGAATGTGGCATCAATATGGCGACATCCCTGGTGAAAATGAAGGGATATTTTTGCAAGTAGAAGACATACCGGACTTTTGGCTTCGAGGTGCCCTTGGGGTTTCTAGAAATAGTAAGAAAATCAAATCTCTAGCTGACCTTGTTGGCTTCTCAAAAGATCCTGTTCGCCTCGGAGAAGTTGCCTCTAAAAAAGAAATTTCCGAATGTGTTGTAGCAGCTCCTTTCATTGAGAAAGACGGAACAAGAAAGTTTTTCTCAATCCCAAGAGCTGATATTGCTTCCTGCATCAATGCTTCCAAGCGAGAGATTGATGGCAACTTCCCAGCTGGTGGACCACCAAAGGCTGGTGACACTGTTTATCAAATGGTCAAGAAGATGCAAAAGTATGTATTTCCTCCATCAATGGACTTTGTGAAGTATGAAGAGATTGATCCATTCGCGATGTACATCTTTGAATTCAAGCACACTCTTTCAAAACAAGACCTAGCCGACATTTGGCAAAACTTACCTCCAGAAATCGGAACTCAAATGGAAGAAGCAGAAGCGTCAATCTCCCATGAACTTCTTGCTCATGAGCTCTTGGGCGGCGGAGCTGTTGTTAAAAATGGCGAACTTGATGAAAATGCGGAAGGAAAAGGTATCCCATCAAATATCCAATGGATGATCTTCAAGGTCAAAAAGAGAGCAAAGACAAGCTATTTTGATAAGATTGTCGCCAAGAAAGGGACAACGGAAGATACATCTGGAATCCAACTTGAAGGTGTAACGAGTATGGTCTCCGGAAAGAAAGATAAAGAGATTACATACAACTGGCCATATGATTTCTTTTCACTCGTAGAACTAGTTAAGATTGATGCTGAAGTCTCGTTCGCAAACATTGAGAACGACGATAAAGGACAGAAGTCAATCAAGAAGGTTGAGTCCACAAAGACAAGAAATCCTTCAATGATTAACAAAGCGAGAGGAAAGGGACGAACTGAATGACATTTTTCAATAAGAAAGAAGATGTTCTTAAGATTGAGTTAACTCCATATGGGCGTTCGCTTCTCTCCAATGGGAAGTTGATGCCCAAATACTATGCGTTCTTTGACGACGATATCTTGTACGATATCCAGTCAGGTGGAGACACAGAGGATCAACGAGATATCAAAGAAAGAATACTTAATGAAACTCCTCGCGTCAGACCACAAAGAGACTTATCGTCTCCGGAAGATCAGATATTTAATTTTGAAAGAGGGGAAGATTCTTCACGTCCATACTCAAAGATTGCAATGAATTATCTTACCGAACCTCTCGGTACATCAGACGGCACCGATAAGAACGCTCCAAGTTGGAATGTTTCATTTCTTCTTGGTGAAATCAACTCTGTTGAAGCAACTATCCAAACGGATACGTCTCATAGAAAGAGGATCCCTCAAATAGATACGACGCTTGAGTACACAATGGAAATTAGAAATACCAGGAACGATGCTCCTGTAAGGGGCCGTGAAGTATCTCCGAACGTTCCATTATCAAGCATCTTCCCAGATGGAACCTATATAAACCTGATTGATGAACAGATCATATGTAAAATGTTGGAAGAAAAAGGATTTTTACAGAAAGATGGCTTAGAAATGGAGGTGTTTCTCTATGGAGAAAACGAGGAGCTTCCAAAAAAGCTCAAGTTTGCTCCGAGAGAAAAAACTATTATTGACGGCTTCTTGATGGAAGACCGAGTAGCTCAAGTTAACTTGACACCAGATTATGTTGAATACTGGCTTAACATTGAAGTTGACTCAGAAATTCCAGATTCTGAAATCTGTAAAGGAGTTCAAGAACTTAAGGCTCAAGATATTCTTGTGGACGTTGATGTTGTATGCCCAGACCTTGAGGGTGTTGACTTTGACATCTACAGAACAAGAATTGAAGATGTGGAGGACTGCTAATGTCTTACGATTTTGTTGGCCTTGAGAATTTGCCGAATGTATACATAAAGAAAATAACACTAAGAGATAATAACGACAGCATGGCCGTTGATGTCATGATGTTGATGATTGACGAACTGTTTGAGGGATCATTTGTGTGGTCAACAGACCCTTTGTTGTATGATTATCTAAAGGTTGCTGTGATTGCCACAAGCAATGCTCAATTGATAGAAGGCATAACAAGCGGACAGGTAAGTGCGCATCCTAAGGTCTTGAGGAGAAGCCCATATATGTCGGGCACAAATATAATTGAGTTTTCTCCAAAAGAAGCAAATCTTACAAGAGACCTTAATACAAAAAGATGGAATAAGAACATTACCTTTAACATGTCACAGGATGCCTCTGAAGCTACTTTATTTGCTTTAAGCTATATTGACGCAACGGAGATGTCAAAAGCTCTTAGAATTCAATTGACGGGCCCTCTAGCCACTTATTATGGCTCTGTCGCATCTGAAGTTGTTCTGGAAAGCAATGAAATCCCTGAAACATCATTTTTATATAAAAGAACAGATGATAATAGCGTATGGTCAGGACCAGTCCACCAGATGATCAATGGTAGTTTTATGGGTGGATCTTTCCATGACGATGAAGAAGAAGTTACACTGCTGAGAGAGGTTGTACAAAATAGCAAAGTACATGACAACAGAAGCTCTAATGCCACACAAAGACCAAGTGTAGGGTTTTCTAATGCACCATTATTCTCAGACCTTCATACTTCTTTTAATTCTTTGTCAGATCTTACAGGCATGTTTTCAATGGATTTCAGATCTCTACTGTATAATCAAACCGAATACGGCAGAATCATGTTTGGAGTGTCTACGAGTTTTTTTGAAGAGTTCGCGAGAAGCATAAGGATAAACTCTTTTGAAATAAGAAGGCGCCAAATAAAACAAACAGCATCAACGAATAGGCTTGGCACGAGAAACTTTAAACAAAAGCTTATTGGCTCATATAAGACGATTGATGCCACAGTTGAGAGTGCCTCTGGCTTTGGCAACACTGATAGAATGTCGCAAATATACATTGTTCATGACCCTTTGATTAAAACATTCCAATTTACAGATACGGAAATGACACCGAGGAGCAGAGGCGAATATCGTTATGAGTTGGTGCTATCATTCATAGACGGTACAAAAGAGTTCCTAAGAGGTATCTTGCTTCAAATGGAAAGAAGCTTGTCGTCTTTGAGAGCAACTCAAGAGTTTTTGTTCCGCAACAACCAGTATGACCGAGAACTAGATCAGCTAAAGCCTGGAATCAGGGTCCCAGCCAGCGTTCACTTAGCTATAGAGAATTACTTCAACAACAAGGCTATCGTTTACGATATAAATGATGAAGAAAAAGAAAGATTAATAAGAAACAAAAAGAAATCATTCACAACAGAGAACTACGCAAACAGGTCCATTGTGAACTTCATAGGTGAATATTCTGCACTTTTAACGAAAATGAGAACACGATTTGGCATACAAAAGAGTGACAGTCGCTTTTCTAGTGTGCGACCAAACAAAACCACGCCGCCTAACATGAAAATAATAAACCATGTCTTTGATAGCACTATCCAATTCAGTAGAGGAGTAGCCTCGTATGACATTATAGGTCGGCAACCAGAGGGTCAGCTTTTAAGTCTGACAAAAGAAGCTTTCACAAGCAGAGCAAACATGGAAGTTAGCAGGTTCTTCAACACATCCAAATCAAAAGTGTCAACTGACTTGGCAGATATGGAAAAGGAAGATATGATGGCAATCAACGACCTTGACAGCCCAAAGACGGCATTTATGTCGCCGGTTGCATTTAGGTTCAAAGATGAGACTAAAGACCTAATGTCTTTGCAAAACTTAGACCAAGATGGGATATCTTCCAACTTTATCACACATATAAGCGAAGAACAAGCCGATCCCAAGTTTTCTTCCAAAGCAGTAAGAAAAGAAAAGAAACCCGGCAAGAGACGAACATCGACGAAGAGAAGAGCGGCGATCAAAAAGAGAAGATTTGGAAGAACAAAATTTAACTTTAGAAGAAGCCCGTTGAAAATAAACAACTTGAAGACTGAAGAGTACCTAGATGTATCAAAGTACTTGGGTGGAAACTCTGAGATGATCAACATTGAGAATAAATTGGACGAAGCCATAGAGGCTCCTCAGACAAAACAAGTGGAAAAGAAAATTCTTGCCACGACAGGTTTGAGTGTAAAAAGAGAAAAGATGTCATATGACCTGCAGTCAAAGAATAATATATTTGAAAAGTTCAAGTCATCTCCAAAGTTTGATAGAGAAAAGCTTAGAATGATGCCTGTGTCAATCAAATCTCTTTTGAATTCTCGGTCAACCGCTGCCAAAAACAATATTCTTGAGGCAGAGTCGGACATCCTTAAAGACCCAGAAACCAAAATTGCTACCGAAATGATTTTTCAATCTCCGCAAAAGATTGAATATCTACAAGGGTATGAAACCGATAGCAACGGTATGCCTAATTTAAAGAGGCCAATGTGGGCCGAGCTAACTCCGCAAGCACTAGAGGCAAATAGTCGCTTGACATGTAGGATGAGATACGCTGAAATACCAGAGCTAGGTATCAAACCAGCCCCTGAATTAAGACTTCAAGTTCAAAATGAACTATTTATGATATCCGATGGAAATATTTTCTCTGAAATGGAAGCTCCCTCTGAGGTCATTGAGGAGGCTTTGGAGATTCAAGTGGATCTACCGGAAGTGGATGATATTGTGTATGCCACGACGAACACTGTCGTTCAAAATTCTCAGAGACAGTCGCAAATAATAGAAGTGGGAGAAGCAAATGGCGAAGATAGTAGTTACCGATAATGTAGCAGATGTGGTTTTGCCTACGAGGTCCGTTGAGCAAAATAGGTCCATAACTCCACCAAAGTACCGAATACAGTTTTTAAGCAGCGAAATCAAGCAAGATGAAGAGCTACAATATGAAGTCGCAAAGATAAGAGTGAGACCAGCATTTGTGGACAACTTTTATAACTCAGTTTCTAGTGACTTTACTGGGCAGAAATCAAATCACTTTTTTAAGTTACCCAAGATGGTTGACTTGGTAGAGACAGAGACGACAGACTACAATACTTCTGTGGCTCAAGCGTCTTTTTCTTTTGAGACTATATTCAACTATGTATCCGAAGACTACGACAAGCTTCAAGTAGGAATTGAAGAATACAATCTATATGCTCCATTTGATAAAGCTTCAAAGCAAGACTTCTTATCGGTTAGTAGCAGAAGTACAGAGGTTGTAAATTTTGGTAGAGGCAGCCAGATGAGAAACTTTGTCATGCCAACGCAACTAATCAAGCAAGGATCGGAAGACAGCCCTTATTACAACTATCTTAGAATCAACCAAAGAATTGATAATGGAATATCGCATTTCTCTCAAAAAATCGGTGTCTTTGATGAAATACTACAGGACTACCTCTTTGGAGATGGTACCAACATAACATTTAAGATTGAAGAAAATGGAGAAACACTTGAAGTTCCAAAAAGACTTTACAGCGTTGGGTCCTTCTTCAATAAAGTTACAGAGTTGGACACAGACAATTTCTTCACCCTCAGAGAGAGCACAGCGCAATCTAACATGTCTTTTGCTCTTCGCAAGCATCTCATGAAGGGTTTCTTAAAAGATGCCTCAAAAACCGGATTTCGGACTTATGAAGACATCTATAGGGGTATTGAGGCGCACAAGGAAGCATTCTGCTACTCGGTAGATAAGCACGACGGCAACATACAAGATAGCACAAAAATACAATCTCTGTACGCACCTGCTTTAGAAGAATCCACGCCTGTTATAGATACGCAAGTAAAGTATGGAAAGACCTATGGTTATAAGGTTGTAGGGCACTACATGATCGTTGGAAATACTTACACATATTCGGTGAAAATGTCATCACCTGATAGCGACGATCCATACGTGGATGTAGAAGTAATCAACCGCCCAAGCATTGTAATGATGCCATTTGATGTCTTGGAAAAGAAAATCAATGTTGTTCAAATGCCACCGGTATTTCCTCAAGTTTCTTTCAAGACAAAGAACGATGCAAAGAACAAAATATCAATCTACTTGTCTCCATCCAAGACAGACAAAATAGAAGACTTTACGACAATCACGACAGAAGATAATCAGCAACTTATAGCCCTGCGGCAGTTACCAAATGCTAGAAACATACAAGGCAAGTTTAAATTTAAGACTTATGGAGACCAAGGTCTCTTTGAAGTGTTTCGCCTAGACATGCCACCGATGTCTTATAGTGATTTCAAAGACGCTAAGATCGGAGAGATAAGCATGCCGTTTGAGACAACGGATGCTATCTTCAGAGACGCCGTTGCAGCGAACAAAAAGTATTACTATATGTTCCGATCAGTAAACCAAAAAGGGTTCGTTTCCAACCCCACTGCTGTTTATGAAGTTGAGATGTTAATTGATGCAGATGAATCTAAGGTAATTACAGATACATATGATTTTCCAAAACCTAGAGAGATGGAATCAACTCTTGAATTTAGGAAACTATTTAGGATAATTCCAGCTGTTGAACATGTTCTTTTTGACCCATCGCAAGATGTATTGGAAGGAAAAAGAAGCTTGGTTGGCACATTAGACAACCTAAAGTTGGGAATCGCGAGCAAAGCCGTATGGGGCAGAAAATTTAAAATAAGAATTAAATCTAAGACATCAGGTAAAATGATTGACTTTATCTTGAATGTTGACTTAACAAAAAACAAAACCGAAGAAGAATTCTAAAAATAAGCTATTTAGGGTTTAGAATCGTAGGAGAAATTTAATGGGATTTTTGGATAACAGTGGAGACATCATCTTAGATGTAGTATTGACGGACCACGGTCGTATGTTGTTGGCTAAAGGCGATGGGTCTTTTCAAATTACCAAATTCGCATTGAGCGACGAAGAGATTGACTACTCTCTTTATGATAAGACAGACTCTAGGGGCTCTGCTTATTACGACTTGGAGATCCTACAGACTCCAATCTTGGAAGCATTTACCAACAACAGTTCAACAATGAAAACAAGACTTCAAACTTACAGCAACATGGAACTATTGTTCTTACCTGTTTTGAGATTGAATGAACAAATGATTTCAAACAAAAGAGCTGCGAATGGAGCGTTTATGATTCCTGTGAACACGGAAACAGAGGACAATTCAGGTTCTAGTACAGCCAAGACTGGTATCGGTAGAACTAGTGATGGCGCTATTAGAGAAGGGTTTCTTTTTGGCGAGTCCTTGATCGGAACAACCATAAAAGTTGACGAAGGACTTGATACAACACAAATTTCTCCAAAGAGACGACTTGACGATGAATTAAAAGAGACAAGCTATACCGTACAGATGGACAACCGACTTTGTAAGTTGGTAGATTCTACTGGTACTTTGGCTTCGTTTGATTACTTGGATGACGACAACATTGCATACTATACTGTTGACCTTGGTGACACATTTGTGACTGAGATTACAGATGACACCAACAGTGCATCAGAAGTTATTCGTGGGCCACGCGGAACTCGCTTTGAGTTCAGACTTCAATCCTCAATGGATTTGAACACGAGTTCTTATCTATTTGAAGAGTTGGGTGGCGAAGTAGAAATGGAAACAGAAGAAGGTGGACAATCTCCTACTCTATTCATTGACTCTAACATCAGAGTTGTCGGCGTTAAAACAGGCGTCATGCTTGACATTCCAGTAAGATTTTTGAGATTGCAATAAAAGGGGAACCAAATGACTTTCAAACCATTAAATGAAAACGATACAGTAAACACTAGAACACTTCTCCATGAAGCAATTCCTTTGACAGGAGCAATCGTCAGTGGGACCTATGGGGTCAATAACATCAAAACATACTCACACGGCATGTTTCAGTCCGTATATGACTATCCATACTTGAGTTCCTCAGCAAACCATATCTTTGATATCACAGTCGGTATGCACCCAGAAGGACAAATTGGGGATGCTGACACCCAATACACAAAGAAGCGAAACATCTATAACCAAATGGCTCAAATTCTCATGGGATATGACGCAACTGGTTCAATTCAAAAATTTGACGAAGATGGTGATCTTCTTGCGGGTGGAGCAAAGATGCAAGAATGCTTTGTGATTCCTTTCTCGCGCTTACTTGTAAAAGACGAAATCAAGAGAGAAACATTCTCAATGGATGTTGCTGTTGATACTGCTTTTTCTACAACTGGATATACAAGCTACATCAACATCTCGGACGTTGGAGCATCTACCGAATACCGCGTAAACTCTCCCGCTGGAGATTATGGTATTTTGTATGCGACTCAAGATGGAAGTATTCTTGATCTTGACTCTACCCATACTGCTTCAATCGCAGGTGAAAAATATTGGAGAGCGGGTCTTATCTTTTATCAAGCTGGTATTGCAGTATTGACTGGTTCTATTTTTGGAACACTTTTGCAGACACTTACTCCAGAAATGGACGGAGCAGCAACCGGTATTGATACTCTACTGACTGGCTCAACCATTGAAGAGTGCGGAGATGCTTTGAGAAACAGAATTGGAAACATTCAATTCAACAACACCACAGAGCTTAACTCAACAGTTTACTTCTGTCGTATCAACCATAACGAATTCAACTACTCGTCAAACCCAACATACTTGAGCGGATCAAGAATTCAAGTTAAAACTCAAGCAACAGATGAGCCATTGGCCTACATCACAACAGTTGGTCTGTATAACGATAACAACGAACTTTTGGCAACAGCCAAACTATCAGAACCATTGAAGAAGTCAGCAAGCAACGAATTTACTATCCGCGCACGATTGGACTACTAATCGGAGGGCTTCTATGTCTTATTACGAATTAAAAGACAATGATGTCTTTGTCAACACCATAGAAGCTTACCCTAGCTACAAGTTCTATATCCACAGCGGGTCAGTATACATAAACGACAAACAAGAAATATCAGGAACATATTCTGACAATATTCTTGGCGTACCTCGTGGTTACGTCTCTCTGTATGAATACAACGTCAACAGAGAAGAGGGAAGCAGAATATACCCATTCATTGTTAAAGGCGGGCAAAAGCAAAAATTCAAAACAATGACGGATACCGAATTCAATGCTGAGTTTGGATATGGCGGAGACATCATATCGTCAAGCTATAACCTTTCATCTTCTGTCTCAAGAATGTTAATCACATCCTCAACAGAAGATAACTACAGGAAACTAAGAGCACTCAAATCTTCATTTGATCACTACACCTTTTGGTCTAGCGCCTTTGCCTTTGAGAACTACGAGAATACAGATGTAAACATGATCAATGTTCCATCAATTTTTTACGGCAACAGACTTAAAAAAGGAACGGTAAGTCTCAAGTATTACATCTCCGGTACACTGGCTGCGACTGCTACTGACTCAAAAAAGAATGGAGAACTGCTTTGGAATGGAGATACTGTTGGAACTGTAATGTACGATGAAGGAATTATACTTCTGACATCATCAGCGGAAATTGATTCTAATCTTCTTGACTATGAAACAAACATTAGTTCATCATGGATCAGATATGGATATGGAATGAATGATGGAAATGCTATTGCAACTACAACCTTGTCTGCTTCATTTGCCTTAGAGTTTGATACTGTGTCCAAGTTGCAAAACATGACTGTATTAGCAAAAGCACCATACGGTCAATTAAACCACTCTAACAATCCAACATATCTGATCAATACAGGAAAAGAACCAACGTACACAACTAGCTCATATCAGTTTATTGAGACAAACAGAGAAGTTAAGAATGTTGTATATGCTACTGAGAATGATCAAGAGCCACCATTTCAGAAAGAAACATATATATCCAAGATATGCCTGTATGATAAACACAGAAGACTAGTAGGTATATGTAAACTAGCTACACCTATTAAGAAGACTGAAGTTAATGAATATTTATTTAAAATGAAAATAGATTTATAATTTTACTTGACATACCTCTTATACTATGTTATACTTATATTATACTACTAATAATAATATTATAACATATTAATTTAAATATGTCAACAACTTTTACAGGATTTCATATGATTTTAGGTCTAGACGTTTCAACAAGCCGCATTGGATGGGCAATTATAAATGACAAACAAGAACTTGTTGACTCAGACTTTTTCAAGACAAAGGCAAAAACACCTTTGGAAGAACGAGCAACAGCATTGAAAGAAAGTGTTCTTGAGCCTATCATGGCAATCCACAACATAACAGAGATCAGAATTGAAGAGCCCTTCATGATGTTCTCTGGTGGCAAGACAACGGCACGCACAATGTCCTCTCTACAGCGTTTTAACGGCATGGTTTCGCTTGTAGCACATCAACTACTAGGAAAACCTCCAACGCTTGTAGGGGCCACCACAGCCCGTTCTAGATGCGGAATCAAAGTGCCGAGAGGAACAAAAGCAAAAGTGGTTGTCCTTGAGTGGGCCGAGAACAAGTTTGATAATTTCATCATGGAGTATACGAGACATGGAAACCCAAAACCAGGACTGGACGACGAAGCAGATGCTATTGTTGTGGCTCTTTCTCATTTTGACCTAAGGTGACTATTTATTGAGTAATTGGAGACCTCAATATGAAACTAACAGAATCAAAATTAAAACAACTTATCTTAGACGAGATAAAGTCCAATCTTTCACCAAAAGAAACTAAAGAATTACGCCGAGCAATCAAAGAAGTAGAGATGCTTGGTCAGCAATATCTTGAATCAGACGAAAGACTTATGGACTTGGAGTTTGCTTATGATAGCGCTCAGTCATATGAAGAGGCTGTGGAAATAGACAACATGATGGATGAGGTTTTAAAAGAGCTTACCGAAGTCCAAGCTGAGATGCAAAAATATGCTAGAAAATATCACATAGAGTTTTATGATAGCCCCAAAGAACTGGTAAAGAGAATGAAAAATAAATTCAGAAGGAAAAGCATATGAAACTTACAAAACAAGAACTAAAACAAATGATCAAAGAAGAACTAGAGTATGTCTTAGGAGAATCTAACCTACTCAAGAAGTTTTCCAAATCAAAAGAAAATGAGTTTAGACAATACTTATCAGACAGAGGAATTGATCCAGATGACGCATTCTCTATGATGGGTCCGGATCAAACAAGTATAATCGGTGGTGAAAAAATCCGAGGATATCCTCAAAATATCGCTCAAAAAAGTCTAGATGAGATACTCGCAAAGTACGGCTTCACACCATATGAGGCACCAGGTGGCAAAAAAGCAATTCAGCATAGCTATAGACATCGTGCTTGGACCAAAGAATCTGAAGACGGATCTGAGTTGGTTTTTTCTATAACATATCAGTTATACGGCGAAAGACAGTTTCGCTATGAAGCAAAGCTCGTTGTCCCAGAGAAATACTCTAATAGAGTAATCATGGTCGCAAACCACAGATCATCAGAGAATGGAATTGCCCCCCAAGGCCTCACTCTTAAAAACGATGAGGGCGTCGCTTTCCTAGATAATATATTTATAAAGAGAGAAGGTAAGAAGGTTGAATCTATACTAGGTGAATACAGTGAGACTAACTGAGTCAAAACTAAAACAAATTATTCTTGAGACAATGAACGAAGAATTGCTACAAGAAGAAGCAAAAGGCCCTCTAGACCTTCCCGAAGGTATAAAAATAAAAGTTTACAAGCGTAATCCTGGAATAATAAATATATTCTATGCAGACGAAAGCGGAGAAGAGACAAAGTACACTACTGCAGCAGCCCCGCATGGAGTGGTTGTTCTAGATACAAAAGTACAGTCGTGGGAAGAATTTCCTTGCCAAAATGCAATGATGGTTGGCTGGTCCGATACAAACAGCGGCTGGGGACCTATGTTGTATGACGTTGCAATGGAGGTAGCAACTCTTGAACAGGGAGGTTTGGTATCCGACAGAACAGAAGTATCGACATTAGCATACCGTGTTTGGGATTTTTACTTGAAGGACAGGGAAGGTGTTGAAGCGAGACAGCTAGATGAAGATGAATGCCTTCAGGGATCATCATATGATCATTCTGGGAGGTTAGGAATACCATGGAATGAAACAGCCACTTCAAAGATTTACACAAAAGAGCCTACAACATTGAAAGCACTGAGGGACTCGGGCAAACTAATTCTTTCTAATATAGAATTAAATTTTTAACTTGACAAGCATCTTCAACCATGTTACATTGCAAACAAGGGAGGCAAAAAATATGAAACTTACAGAAGCAAAACTAAAACAATTAATCCTTGAAGTGATGGGCGAAAACATCACTGTCGTTACTGCTGGTGGCTTCAAGCCTCCACACAGAGGGCACTACGAGTTTTTTAAGTTCTATCTAGATATGCCAAATGTCAACAAAGTTGTTGTTTTCTCTGGAGACAAAGAGAGAGAAGGCGTTGGTCTAGACAAGACAATGCAACTTTTCCAACTTTATGGCTTGATGGATCATCCAAAGTTTGAGTTTCGTGCCGCTAAAGATCGTCCAAAGAAGGCTGGTGGTTCATTTACAAATCCAATGATGGATGCCATGGATTATGCAAAAGAAAACCCTGGTGAGATCGTTGGCTTCGGACACTCAGCTAAAGAAGAAAAGTATCAAGCAAGATTTCTAGGAGCAACAAAGAAACTTGGAAACACAACTGAAGTTCCAATGGCTCCTGAGTTAGGGCAAATGTCCGCAACTGACTTCCGAGCAGCTTTGAGAAACGGAGACTCAATTGCCGAGTTTTTGCCTGACGGCGTTGACGAGCAGTCAGTTATCGCACTATTTAATGCATAACGGAGAGAAATGGTGAAGCTTACAAAACAAACATTAAAAAGAATTATCAAAGAGGAGATCAACAACGTAATTAACGAAGCTAATATCTTCCCAGATCCTAGTCGCATGAACCTTCCTTCCGATGATCAGATCAATAAAATCATACGCATGATTGACTCTGGGGGAAGAAAAAAATATAAATCAAGCCAAAGTCTTTATAAGCACTTTTGGCGGAGATGAGAGTTGGATTGATGACTATATTGAGTATAAAAAAATAGAAGATCCCCATTATAGTGGCGGACACAGTACAAAACGAGAAAGGTTCGATGGAGCGTTCATGCAACCTAGTCCCGAGCCATGGCTGTTTTCTTCGCCCAACCTAGACAATCAGCACCGCAAACCCAGTTGGGGAGAAATTCTCAAATACAAGGTTCTTGGAGTGAAGTATCCAAATGAATTAATCAAATCAATGTTGAGAAGACAAATGAAAAAAGCATACGATGCCCAAGATGCTGGAGATAATGAAAAGGCTACATTTCACTTTGACGTCGCTGAGGAACTAAGTGAATACCAGTACTTGGCAGATCAACGAGGAGTGGATATGTATGGGGTATTGAGAACTGCATTTAAAATAAGCGACAAAGCAAGAGAAGATGAAAAAAAATCAAACTTTTAGAAAAAATTAAACTTTTCACTTAAAAGCCTTCTATGGCGGCTAATTATAGAAAATAATTCACTTAACGGAGAAAACAAAAATGAAACTTACAAAAGCAACATTAAAAAGAATCATCAAAGAAGAGTTGGAAGCGACCATACACGAACAAGAAGAATCCGAAGAAGGGGAGCGCTCTAAGTTCGCCCGCAGAACCCCTGCTGTCGAAAAATTTAACAATAGTCACTTTGGAAACCCAGAACTGACAGGATTCGCGGGACTAGAGGATGCCCTAGGGAAAATGGGAGCACAGCTTCTTCTGATTAAAAGAGTTGCACATGAATGCGAAGTAATTGCACAAGGCGGCGACGAAAACAACAGATATGGAGCTAGTGATCCAGAAAACTTCAAAGTCTTTAAAGAAATGGGTGCTTTGTGCGATGAAATTTCAAGCAAATTGCGGACTAACGTATTCTTGGGGTATGAGGAAAGATAAAACTTTTTACTTGACAAACCTTCTGTGACGTGTTATCTTATAAACAGGAGGACATTATGATCGAGGACAAAAGAAAAATCGTAACCCAAGTTCTTGGGTCTTATTATC